ATGATCGCCCCCCGTCTGGGGGGGGGAAGGGATAGGAGCGGGGGGGGTTAGGGGGGGGGTGAGGTCAAGGGTAGGAGGGGGGGCCTCTACCCCCGTCCCTATCCAGCACCCACTCTCCCCACGCGCGCGCGTGACGCGCAGCCCACCACAACACAATCAGCCCCTACACCCGCCCCCCGGCACACCCAGCCAGCCGACACACCGCGCCGCACCCACCCACGCAGCCCCTACACCCGCCCCTCACACCCCACCACCACCACCAGCGGATCACCACACCGTGCCACACTCCCCCGCGCCCACCTACCGCCCGCCCAGCCGCGCACCACGCCACCCCACCCCATCCGACCACACAGACCCGCCGAGCCACGCAGGGGGGCCGAAATCCCGACGTGCCGCGGCGCCGCGCCAGTCAGCCTCGCCCGAGGCCGTGGCGCTGGCGGCTCGGATGGTCGAGCAGTGTTCCGATCCGGAGTGTGTGGCCCGCGAGCTGGGGGTGTCGCTGACGGCGGCGGCGGAGGCGCTGCTGGCGGGGGCGACGCTCAAGGGGCCGATGGGGGTGTCGAGCGTCAGCCTGATCGGGCGGATTCTGGGGGCGCGCTGGGCGCAGCCCGTGAGCCCGGCGCGGTCGCGCGAGGATGACCGCCAGGCCTTTGCCGCCCGCGTGTCGGCAGCGCTCACGGCGCGGTTGGTGCCGCCTGGCACGCCGCCGGGGCAGGATTCGGTCACGGACGGCGCCGCGCCTCGGGCGCAATTGCCGTTTTGAGCGGGGGCGCGCGGGCTAGCGCACCTGTGTGAGACACCGATGCGCTAGGCGCGCGGGCGAACAAGCCGGTTGCCCGTGCAGGGTTGCGAGGCAGCAGGGCCGGGCCGATGAGGGGTCGGGGGGGCACGGGCCGCAGGGCCGAGGAGCGGAGGAGGCGGCGGCGACGGCCGGGCCGGCGGGCGGCGGGCGGCGGCGGCGGGCATCGCGCCTGCGGCCGCCCCCCCCCACCGCCCCGCCACCCCCCCCCGTGCATCGAAAGGCGGGGGCGGGGGGGCGCAATATGACCCCCCTTTTGGATTAATTGTGGGGGGGTGTCGGCGTGGCGCGTCGTCGTGTTGAGCCTGTGACGGAGTTGGATGCGGACGATGAGTTGTTGGCGCGGGTGTCTGGGTATGTGGATGACCCGTTGGGATTTGTGTTGGGGATGTTTCCGTGGGGTCGGAAGGGGACGGTTCTTGAGTTTGAGGATGGTCCTGATGAGTGGCAGCGGGAGGTGTTGGAGGATTTGGGTGGTGTATTGAGTCGTCGTCGTTTGGGGACTGGTGTACGGGAGGAGTTGGAGGGGGCGCTTCGGTATGCGATTGGTAGTGGTCACGGGGTGGGCAAGACGGCGTTTGTTGCGTGGTTGATTTTGTGGTTTATGAGCACGCGGCCTAGTCCGCAGGTGATAGTGACGGCGAACACGAATGCGCAGTTGACGGGCAAGACGTGGCGAGAGTTGGCGAAGTGGCATCGTCTTGTGGAGAATGGGTCGTGGTTTTCTTGGTCGGCGCAGAAGTTTTCTTTGAAGGCTGCGCCTGATACGTGGTTTGCGAGTGCGGTTCCGTGGTCGAAGGAGCGAGCGGAGGCGTTTGCGGGGACGCATGAGACGCATGTTTTGCTGATTTTTGATGAGGCGTCTGCGATTGACGATGTGATTTGGGAGACGGCTGAGGGTGCGCTGACGACGACGGGGGCGATGCAGTTTGTGTTTGGGAATGGGACGCGGAACACGGGGAGGTTTCGCGAGTGTTTTCGAAGGTTCAAGCATCGGTGGCGCACCTGGATGGTGGACAGCCGGACGGCGAAGAAGGCGGATCAGGCGCAGATTGCGCAGTGGGCTGAGGACTACGGGGAGGACAGCGACTTTTTTCGGGTGAGAGTGCGCGGGGATTTTCCGCGCGCGGCGACGAGCCAGTTTATTCCGGAGGATGTGGTTGAGGCGTCGATGGCGCGGTATCGGGCGCTGATTCGGCGGAAGCGTTTGGCGCTGGGGGAGCTTGCGGAGCAGGGTGCTCCTGTTCGGGTGTCGCTGGTGGATGATGCGCCGAAGTGGGCGCCGCTGGTGATGGGCGTGGATGTGGCGCGGTTTGGTGAAGACGAGAGTGTGATTGGGTTTCGGCGCGGGGACTTGTTTTTGGTTCATGCGCGCTATCGTGGTTTGGACACGCAGGCGTTGGCGTCGCGGGTGGCGGAGGCGATCAATTCGTTTGGGCCGGATGCGGTGTTTGTGGACGCGGTGGGCGTGGGCGGTGGCGTGGTGGATAGGCTTCGGGTGCTGGGCTACGAGGTGGAGAGCGTGAATGGTGCGCTGAAGGCGCTGGACGAGACGCGCTACTTCAACCGGCGGGCGGAGATGTGGTCGCTGATGCGCGACTGGCTCAAGAACGGCGGGGTGGTGGAGGACAGCACGGAAATTCGCGACGAGTTGATCGGGCCGGAGTATGGGTTTGATGCGAAGTCGCGGTGGCAGTTGGAGACGAAGGACGACATGAAGGCGCGCGGTCTGCCGTCGCCGAACATTGCCGACTGCCTGGCGATGACGTTCTTTATGCCGGTGGCGCCGCGCCGCACGGCGGACGCGGTGGCGGCGAAGCTTCTGGAGCAGCAGAACAGCGCGACGACGCACATGGCGTATTGAGCGCTGGATGGGAAAGGCAAAGACATGAGCGAAAGCCTGAACAACCGCACCGGGCAAGCGGTGCTGGGGGCGCTGAACGCGACGACGGGCGTGTTGCGGGCGCGGGTTGGCCGGGTGGTGGCCGAGTTTGTCAACACGGGCTCGTTTGTGGGCACGGTGGCGATCGAGCGCCGCTCGCCGCAGAACGTCAACGAGTGGAACGTGGTGACGATCAACGGGGCGCCGGCGGTGTTCACGACCTCTTTTCTGGAGGCGTTTGATTCGCTGATCGACGGTGCTGAGTGGCGCCTTCGGGTGACTTCGTACACGAGCGGCCAAGGCGTTGGGGGGATCGAACAATGACCATTTCTCGCCGTCGGCTTTCGTTGAACTTTGTCGGGGTTCCGGGAAGCGGTTTTGGCGCTGGGCGCCCCGATGGTCTGATGGGCAATCCGACCGGGATTCTTGCCGCCGGGGAAGGCGCCGACGTGACGCTTGCGCTGGTGCCCAAGGGCAGCGGCGCAATCATTGCGGCGGTGCCCGATGGCACGAGCGCCGGCGGCAACGCGCGCGGCGCCAACGCGACCGACTTGCAGACGTCCCGCAACGCCGCGACGCAGGTGGCCTCGGGCGCGGGCGCGGCGCTGATCGGCGGCGTGAACAACACCGCGAGCGGCACGGACGCCATCGTCGGGGGGGGGTCGGGCAACGTCGCCTCGGGCTCCCGCGCCGCGGTGCTGGGTGGCCTCGGCAACACGGCGGACGGGAACAATGCCTGGGTTCCAGGCGGCGAGCGCGCGACGACGCGCAGCACCGCGGGCCGCGGCGCCTGGGCGTCAGGTCGTTTCGCGGCGAATGGAGACGCACAGTCGGGCGAGTTCTCGCTGCGCATCCAGACGAGCGACGCCACCGCCCAGCGCCTGACGGCGAACGCCGGCGCCCCCACCGGCACCAACACCGTCAACCTGCCCAACAACGGCACCTACCGCGTGAAGGTCTTTGTCGTTGCGCAGCAGACGGGCGGCACGGCGGGAACCGCCGGCGACTGCGCGTCCTGGGAGGCGGATGTGCTGATTCGGCGCGGCGCGAACGCCGCCGCCACCGTCCTCGTCGGCGGGCACACCGTGACCAACGCGCCCGCGCTCGCCGCGGTCACGGCGGGCACGCCCTTCGCCCCCGGCCAGCGCGACGCCGGGGCTGCCGCGTGGACCCTGACTCTTGCCGCCGACACGACGAATGGCGGTCTCGCCGTCACGGGCACCGGCGAGGCAAACAAGACGATCCGCTGGGTCGCGCGCGTGCAGAGCGTGGAGGTCACGGCATGATCCGCACGCTGCTGATCCAAGGCGACACGGTGGCCGCTGCGATAGTCAGCGAGCAGGCGTTGACCGAGGCGGAACGCCGGACCTGGTTGTTGGGACCGGACGCCGAAGCCGAAGCCGAGTTGCCACCTGGAGAGATGGTCGAGATAACGGGTCCTGCGGCAACGACGCCCATCGGCGCAGGCTGGCGCTACACGGCTGGTCAGTTCGACGCGCCGACGGCCGCGCCGCCACGCCGCACAGTGACGCCCCGCGAGTTTCTGTCGCGCCTGACGCTGGCCGAAAAGCTGGCCATTCGCACCGCGGCGCAAGCCGATGCCCAGGTGGCGGTGTGGATTGACGAACTGGTGGCCAGCGCGGAAGTGGACCTCGACCATCCGGAGACTGTCGCCGGGCTTGAGGCGATGCAGGTGGCGGGCCTGCTGACGCCGGAGCGCGTTGCGGAGATCCGCGCATGAGCTGGGACGTCGCTAAGGAACTGGCCATCTTTGGCGGGTTGGCCGGCGCGGCGGGCGCGGCTGTGCGGTTTGCCAACCCGCAGCGTCGGAGGCTCGGCAAGTGCGTGCTGTGGGAGCTTCCCAGCGCCGCGCTGATCGGCATGGCCGGCTATGCCACGGCAAAAGGCCTGTTCGAGCTCAACGAGTATGGCCGCTTCCTGCTTGGCTTTGCGGCCGGCTATCTCGGCCACGCCGCCGTGCATGACTTGGTGATGGCCATTCTGACGACGCGTGCGCGCATCAGCCACGCCGATGCGGTCGAGCTGGCCAAGCGCCGGAGCGCCGACGGCAACGCTCCTGCGCCATCCGGAAAGGAGTAGAGCCGTGGGAGCGAGCCTGGCGGCGGGTTGGCGGCTCATCGAGGTGGGGCCATGAAAGACGCCATCACAACGCAATCCGCCGAACTGCTGGCCGTGATCGAGCGCACACAGAAACGCCTTGCCAGTGACAATTTGGTAGCGCTGGGAGTTGTGACGGTGGATGCGCGCGGCTTTGCGGCGACGGCTTTCGCCGGCCACAATGACGGGCACTTCTGGGATCTGCTGGCCGGCGCCGCAGATCTTCTGTCGCGCATCCACAAGCAGGGATGACCATGAACCCCGGCGCGTTTATGGCCGCTTCTTGCGGCAGCGCAACGCCATGAAGCGTGCTGTGCTGGGGCGGGCGGCAGCGCCGTTGCCGCCGCAGGATCCCGACAAGATCCTGCTGCACGCGCAGCGATACCGCCGCGCGGCAGATGCGCTGCAGTTGTGGGCGACGGCGGCAAAGAAGTGCGTGGACTACTTCGAGGGGCGGCAATGGACCGCCGCCGACCTGCAGATGCTTGCGGCGCAAAAGCGGCCGGCGCTGGTGCTCAACAAGATCCGCCCGCTGGTCAACCTGGTGGTGGGCTACTTCCTGAATCAGCGCACCGACATTCGGTTCCTCCCCGGCCACGATGGAACCGGCAGCGCAGAAGTGGCGGGCGTTCTGTCGCACGTCGAAAAGCAGATCGCGGAGGCGTGCCAGCTTCCTTTTGTGGATGCGGAGGTTTTTCTTGACGGCCTGCTGACAGGGCGCGGCTACTATGCAACGCGCCTGTGCTTCGAGCGCAATGACCTGGGGGAAGTCCGCACTTCGGCGTTCGACAACTTCTCGACCTACCTCGACCCTGACGGCGAAAGCTACGACCTGAACGAGCATGGCTACGTCATGCGATCGCGGATGATCAGCGTGGAGGACGTGGAGTTCTTCTACGGCACCGAGGCCGTCATGCGCCTCGGGCCGATGCTCAACGCCGCCGGGCTTGTCACCGGCATGCCGACCGGCCTGAGCGGCTATCAGGACGAGATCTCGCCCATCCGGCGGTTCGGGATGGAGGAGGACGAGAACCGTGGCATGAACTACGCGGACTACTTCTCGGACTTCATCGACCCGACGCGCAAGAACGTCCGCCTGCTCGACATCGAGCATTGGCTGCGCGTGAAGCGGTGGTTCTTCGTCGATTTGGAAACGGGCGACGCGCGCGCGGTGCCCGATGAGTGGGACAAAGGGCGCGTCGATGCCGCCCTGAAGTGGGCACAGGAGCAGGGGGAGCCGCTGGTGGTGCAGCAGCGCGTGACAAAGCGCCTGCGCTGCACGCAGATGATCGGAGATGTGATCGTCTACGACGCCTGGAGCAAGTATCGCTCCATGTCGGTCCAGGGATTTTTCCCGTACTTCCGCCGCGGCGTCACGCAGGGCATGGTCGAACCTCTGCTGGACGCGCAGGACGAGGTGAACAAGCGGCGCAGCGCGCGGCTGAACATCATCGGACGAAGCAGCAACGGCGGCTGGATGTACGCCAAGGGCTCCCTGGACGCGCAGCAGAAGGCCAACCTGGAGAAATACGGCAGCACGCCGGGCGTGCATGTCGAGTTCGACAGCCGCAACGGCACGCTGCCAGAGCCGAAGCAGATCCAGCCGGCCACAACGCCCGTCGCCATGGCGCAGCTTGAGCAGGAAGCCGAGGACGATCTGAAGAAGATCTCGGGGATCAACGACAGCGCGCTAGGCATGATCGACCAGGCGGTGATGAGCGGCGCGGCCATCGAGCGCCGCCAGCGCCAGACCGTGATCGGCATGGAGCACTACGTCTCCAACTTCAAGCGCACCAAGGAACTTCTGGGCCGCAAGCACCTTGAGTTGGTGCAGGACTTCTACACAGAGCAGCGCATGATTCGGGTGACAGGCCAAGCCGGCGCGCCAGTCGAAATAGTCATCAACCAGCGCACCGCACGCGGCGTGGTGAACGACGTGAGTCTAGGCACCTACGGCATCGCGGTGGACGAGACGCCCATGAGCCGGACTTTCCTCGAAGCGCAGTTTGAGGAACTGCTGAACCTGAAGGGCATGGGCATGCCCATCCCCGATGCGTTCCTGATCGACGCATCTTCCGTGACCCGCAAGGAGGAGTTGAAGGCAGCACTCGTTGCCGCGCGGCAGCAGCAGGCAGCCCAAGGCGGGCCGCCCCCCGACGTGCGCGGGACTGGACCCGGAGGAAGCCGTGTTGGCCCCGACGGCGGAAGCTTGCCCGCCGGCCCTGAGCCGGGCGCACCACCGCCGCAGTAGCAGGCAGCAGAACGATGAGCGCAGAGACAACGGGCGCGCCCTTGGCACGCATCCGAACCATGAGCATTGGCCGGCGGGCGCACGGCGTTCCCGATCAGATCGTGACGGCGGGCCTCGCCGGGGCGCTCGAACGCCATGTCGCGCCGAAATGGTACGGGTGCATCCTGTTCAGCGACGGCTACGGCGTGTTGATGCCTTCGGCAAGCGAAGTCGGCCCGCCGGCAGAGCACGTCGTCAACTGGATGGCGCATACCGCCGCCGCGCTGAATGTCGAAGCGCACACGGGCGGCCATTGGGTCGTGGCCTGGTCGCACGACAGCCAGGAGGCGGTTCTGCTGTGGCGCGATGGAGACGGGCACGCTCACGTCGCCATCGAAATCGCCGCCAAGCCAGACCGCATTGAGGAATATACGCCCGATCGCGTCGTTAACCTAGGCATCCAGGGCGTCACGGAATACCGGCAGCGTTTCGCCATGCTGGCGCTGACCGAGAAGCAGATCACGCGCGCACCGTCGGCACGCGGCCACCTGACGCGCGCCCACTGACAAGTTCGCCCGCGACCAGCGTGATGGTCGCCCCGCCGCCTGGGTCAAGGGCGTTTCCGGCATCCCACCGAGAACGGGAACAGAGGGACACCATGGAGCTCACGACAGACGCCGGGGCGGAAGCCCCCGGCACCAATGACCCACACCTGCCGCCGCCGGCAGACCCCCAGGCGGGCCAGTCGCCCGCCATGCCGGACGACCCGGATGAGGCCGAACTGGCGGAGGCGCGCCGCGAGGCAGCCGCCGCAGAAAGCCCCGCCGAGTTGCAGTCGGCAGCAGGGCAGGAGCCAAAGCCCGCGCACCAGAACACCGAGGCCCCGGCCAAGAGTGCGCCTGGACCCATCCCGTACGAGCGGTTTGCGGAAGTCGCGGCCGAACTGCGGAAGGTGCGCGAGTCGGAAGCCTACCTGCAGGGACAGCTCGATGCGCTGAGGGCGGCGAAGCCGCCGACGGAAACGCCGCCGGTCGTGGAAAACCCATCTGCGGCCCCGGCCAATCCGGCCGACGAGATCAAGGCGCTGCGAGCCAAGGTCGAGGAGGCGGCGGAGCGGTTCGACAACGGCGAAATCGGGATGCGCGAGTACGAACAGGTGCGCGCGCAGGCCGAGGATCGCATTGCCGAACTGAACCTGCAGCGGGTGGCGCAGCCGCCAAGCGGGGGCTTGGCGGATGAGGCGTTGCTGGCTTCCCATGCCGCAAGGCTGGACGCCGAGCATCCGTATCTGCCTGTGCTCGAACTCTCGCAACTTCGAGAGCTGCAAGCCATGGCGGAAGCGGCCGCGCTGGTCCGTGGCCAGCCTTATGGGCAGGGACCGCGAGAACTGATGCGGCTCAGGCAGGATGTGGCCAGACTGTCCGACATTCATGGGCCGGAGATGGTACCCAACTTCAAGCCTCCGGCACGCTCTCCATCATCCACCGCACCCAGCAACGGCACCGGCCGCTACCCCGATCTTTCGCCCGCCGCTCAGGCGCGCGCGCGGAAATTGGAAATGGCGGCCGACATGCCGCCCAACGTCAACGAGATGGGCTCGGCGGGCGGGACAGACGGCTTCTCGGACGCGCGCATCAACGCGATGACCGACGACGAGATCGCCGCCCTGCCTGCTGCCGTCCGCGCCCGGATCCTCAGCAGATAAGGCACAACATCATGGCGACCACGAACTTCGGGGCTCTCAACACCGCGCAGAAGCGCGTGTGGGCGAGCGAAATCTGGATGGCCGGGCGCGATCAGAACTTCTGGATGAGCCAGGGGTTCGTCGGCACCGGGGCCAACAACGTCATCGAACGCATCACCGCGCTCACGGAAACGGAACGCGGCCGCGTGTGCGTCATGCAGCTTGTCGGCGACATCGTTTCGGATGGCGTCGTGGGCGACAACCTCCTCCAGAACAACGAGGAGAGCATGTGGAACGACACGATCGAAATCCGCATCGACCAGATCCGCCAAGGCGTGCGCTCGCGCGGCAAGATGGCGGAGCAGGAGACGGTCGTTCGGTTCCGGTCGGTCGGGCGCGAGAAGCTCGGGTTCTGGATGGCCGACAAGCTGGACGAACTGATGTTCCTCACCATCAGCGGCGTCTCCTACGGCCTCAACCTGGACGGCTCCACGCGGATCGCGTCGAGCCAGCTCCCCAGCCTCAGCTTCGCCGCCGACGTGGCGACGCCGACAACCGGGCGGCGCGTCTTTGCTGGCACGGCCACCAGCACCGCCACCCTCACGGCGGCGGATCGCGTTTCCTGGAACGGACTCGTCGGACTGCAGGCGTTTGCCAAGCGCAAGCGCATCAAGCCGATCCGCGCGGGCGGCCGCGAATACTATGCGATGCTGCTGTCCACGGAGCAGATGCGCGATCTCAAGCAGGACACGAACTACCAGACCATCGTGTCCCGCGCTGGCCCGCGGGGTGACAGCAACCCCCTGTTCCGGGGCGCCACGGCCGTCGTCGAGAACCTGGTGATCTACGACCACCAGAAGGTCTACAACACTCTCGGCCTCGCCAGCGGGTCGAAGTGGGGCGCGGGCGGCACCGTCGATGGCGCGCAGGCATTGCTGCTGGGCGCGCAGGCCATGGGCTTCGCCACCATCGGCAACACCGAGTACAACGAGAGCGACAACACGGACTACGGCAACCGGCCCGGCATGTCCGTCGGCCGAATGATCGGCATGATGAAGCCGCAGTTCCAGTCGATCTTCGATAACCGCACCCGTCAGGACTTCGGTGTGGTGTCGTGGTTCACGGCGGCGGCGGCCTGATCCGCGCCATCCAAGAGGCGGCGCGTCGGAGAGGCGCGCCGCCTTTCCTCCCATCCCCATTTCAAGCAACAGGAGGTCCGCATGAGCGGCACCCGTCTTTTGACCTACGAGGCCCAGCTCAACGACGCCAGCCGCGAAGCGCCCAACCTGCTCGCGCTGGCGGGCGGCGCGGCGATCGTCACGCTCCCCAACTCGCCCAAGAAGGCGACGCTGTTCAACCCTGACACCGGCCAGGCGCTCGCCAACCCGGTGTCCCTGACGCGCGGGCGCCTGCGCTTCGCCACCCAAGACAATGTGCCGGTGGTGGACATCTACGGCTTTGGCCCCGACGGCGGCTTCTTCATCCGCCGGGGCCTGCGCGCGGGCGCGGAGCCGCAAATCACCTATGCCTTCGACCAGATGGAGCATCTGGCCGTCGTGCCCATGGCCATCCAGGATTTCGTGGCCAACACCGAAGGCAACACGGGCCTCCAGTTCGCGCTGGGCTCGCTTCTGCTGCCCACGCCCGCCTTCCGCGTCACGACGCAGGAGGCGTCGCGGACGGTGAGCGTGGGGCTGCTGTCCACGGAATCCGGCGGCAACGCGACGGGCCTTCTCGCCGCGTTGTCCCTCGCCGCATTGGGCACGATCGGCCCGGCGGTGTCCGGCACGCCCACCCTCGGCGCGCTGCTGGTGCAGAACTTCGCCACCAGCCCCGCGGTCAACGTGCCCCACGCGCGCGCGATCGCGCCGGCGACGGCGCGCACGATCAGCGTCACGTTCTCCGCCTCCACGGCGGCGGCCCAGGGCTACTTCGTGCAGCCCTACCTCAAGCCCGCGAGCTGATCTGGTGACGGCGCCCTCGCGCGCCGTCACCCTCCCTTTCCATTCACTTGGCAACGAGGATCACATGTCCGACCGCATCCAGGCGACCGAGAGCGCCACGCACCTGTATTGGGCCGTCATCGACACCAATGCGCGCGGCATCACGCGCAAGCACGAGCCGGTGCTCGGGGCCGTCTACGACCTTTCGGCCGAGAAGAGCACCAAGATGCCCAAGGCGCATGCCGTCGCGTTCTTGCGCGACCCGGCCTTCAAGGTGCTCGACGAGAACGGCGAGGTGCAGATCCCGCTTCCCGAGGTCGAGGCGCTCGACGCGCGCAAGGCGCGGCCGGCCGATCTTGAGCCGGGGCAGACCATCGCGCGCTTCGAGGAGTTGACCGACACCGCGCTTCTGGCGCGGGTGCTGGTGCGGCCGGGCGGCCATGCGATCAAGCCGTCCTCCCGAGAGGCGATGATCGACTTCCTGATGGGCGCCCCGCTCAAGGCGGAACTGCCCGCCAGCGAACGGCTGCGCGTCAGCGAGATGGCAGACCCCGACATGATGCCGGACAGGCAGGCGGCCAGAATGCTCGGGTCCGGCGCGCCGGAAGTGGGGCGGGCACAGGGCGGGGCGGCCGATCTGCTGCAGATGGACGGGTAGCGCATCATGCCAGGCGTCCTGGAGATCCGCGAGGTCTGTGAGCGCGCTCTGCGGAAGATCGGGGCGTACTCCATCAACGACGATGGCGCGCGCGCCCGCGAAATGGACGAGGCGCGGCGCTGGCTGGATCTCATCGTGGGCCATGTCGTGTCGCGCCGCCGATGCTGGTGGCTGGTGCCAGAGACCGCGACGCTGGCTCTGGTGCCGGGGCAGACGGAGTATGACCTAAGCGCCTACCTTCCCGGCTCGCCGGAGGTCCAGCACGCCATCACCGTCGCCTGGATTGAGATCGCCAGCGGCCGGCGGGGGGCGATGGAACTCGCTCGCCGGGAGGATTGGGAAGCGCGCCAGCCCCGGAACGCCGGGCGGCCCGAAATGGTCTATGTGGACCGCACCAGCAGACCGACGCTGCGTGTCCATCCCGCGCCGCCTGCGCCGGTGACGCACAACCTTCTGGTGACCTTCCAGCGGTTCTCCGACGACATGCGCGAGGGCGCCAGCACGCGCCACATCCCGGGCATGCGCGAAACCTGGAACCTGTACCTCATCACCGCGCTCGCCTACGAGCTGGGCAACGGCCCGGTGCGGAAACTGCCTGCCGACGAGGTGGCGGAAATGAGAGCGGCCGCCGTCAGTTACCTGGCAGACCTCGAAGCGTATGACGCGCACGAGCAGGCGAGCGAGCCGCGCCGCACCACATTCCACGATTTCTGACGGAGCGGCGCCATGTCCATCCGCACTCTGCTGGCCGATTTCGCGCTAGAGAACCCGATCTACGCAGGCGCCGTCTTGAGCGTGTACGAGGTCGATACCGCGCTTGCGCGCACCACCACGCTTGCGCCCCTGTTCGCTGGCCAGGTCGGGCCGACCCTGCTTGCCAATCCGCAGCAGCTTGACAGCCGGGGCCAAAACGCCGCGCCCATCTACATCGACCGGCCGGTCATCGCGGTCGTCACGCGCGATGGAGATGAGGAAGTCCTCGGCGTCCAGGGCATCACATCGCGCTGGCGAGGCGCCTGGGCGCCCTCGACGCTCTACTACGTCGGCGAGCGAGTGCGCGGCCCAACGGACTCCGATACCTATGTGGTGCTGGTGACGCACACGAGCGCCGCCGCAATTACGACGGACATTACGGCCGGGCGCCTCGAACTCGAGATTGACGGAACAGCGATCGCGGCGGCCGCGACGCTCAACGTTTTCCCGCCTTCGCCCGGCAGGAACAACCGCCTGCTGGGCTTCGATGCAAGCGGGCAGACCGTCACCTATTCGCGCGACCTCACCGACCTGAACCTCATACCGCTCAACCATGCCAGCGCGCGCCAGATCAACTTCATCACCGGCCAAGAAGCCAACCCGCTCTACTTTTCCGGCGTCGGGGACGGCGTGGCAGACGACACGGCGGCACTTGCCGCGGCGGCGTCTTTGGCAGCCTCCAGCGGCCGGGTGCTTCGCATTCCCCGCGGCACCTGGCGCATCACCGACACCATCACCATCGGCGGCTCCTTTCTCGGCATCGTGGCCGATGGTGTGGTGCGCTACGCCGGTCCCAACGCCCGGACGGCGCTGGTCATTGGCGACGGTAGCACCACGCGGAACGCATCGCGGTTCATCGAGAACCTGCGCGTGGAGCGCGCGACCGTCACCGACTGGCTCAACGAGGCCGACATTGGCGTGCTGCTGCGGAACTTCGACGCATCACGCATCGAAATCGCGCAGGCCGAAGGCTTTACGATCGGCGTGCGCACTCTGGGAGACGGCCGCGGCTTCGAGGACAGCACGATCATCTTGGGCAGGATCGCCAACAACAAGATCGGCCTCGACATTCGCACCAACCTCGTCGGGTCGTGGAACAACGCCGTCAAGTACATCGGCGGCCACTTCGCCAACGCAAGCAACACCAACCCGACGCTGGATCGCTACGGGGTGCGGTTTTCGCGCGAAGCCGGCGGCTACAACCTTCACAACCATCATGTGTTCTATGGCCCCGCCTTCGAGCTTCAGAACCAGGGAGGCGCGGTGGAGGCCATCCCCTTCTTGTCCGAGGTCAGCAGCCGCAGCGTCGTCGCCTACGGCATGCGGATCGAGGGCAATAGCCCGCAGGTGCATAAGCAGACAGGCGGCGCGCAGGATCATGTCTACGAAATCGCGTTCTCGTCGAACGGGGCAATCACGGGAACGGAGGGCAACGCCTATCTGCTCGAAGCCAGCTACCCCGCCGGAGCATCGCGCGCGGGCGCGACGATCATCCCCTATCACCAGGCGGCCGCCGCCGCGCACACCAACAAGCTGATCGCGGGAGAGGGCTCGCTGCGCAATCGGCTGTTCGCCTGGACGGCAAGTGAGAGAGGCCTCGAAGGCATGGCGATCTTGGCGAGCGCGCCAAGTGGGCCGCCCACCACCCTCGCCGGCCTCGCGTTCCCGGGCCTCTCCGGCATCGACGCATCGGGCGATAGGATCACCTTCAACTCCACGCGCGCCATTGGCTATGTGGTCCAAACCGAGGTCTGCAAAGAGTTCTTGCTGGCCTTTCAGGGCGTCGCGGTTCGGCCGACGATCATGCTGTTCGACGCAGCCGAGAACGTTCTGAACAACACACACGTTCCTCTCCTGTCGAACCAAAGCCTCGCCTGGAACGCGAGCGCGCAATGGTGGCAGGCCACCGCCGATTCCCAGGACGCCACCTACACGCGGCTTCAGCGCGTCACGCTGCCAGCAACGGCAGTCGTGGCCGTCATCGCGCTGGGCACCGCCACATCGGCGCAGGTGGGGTCGTTCCGCCTGTACACGGGCGCAGCTCACTCGCCGCCCGTTTTTGCCGGCGGCACCCGCCGATGGGGCACGCGCGAGCTTACGGCCGTGGCGGCAGCCATCGACCCGCCCAGCATTGCGTCGGGCGGCACCCACAACTTCAACGTGACATTGACCGACTGCCGACCGGGCGATTTCGTGCAGGCAAGCTTCCGGGCGGCGACGACGCTGCCCTTTCTCGCCCAGGCGCAGACCGATGCAGTCAACGTGCGCATCTGGAACCCCACCGGCGCGCCGGTCGATCTTGGCGCGAACGATGTGATCGTGCGCGCCATAAAGCCGCGCGTGTAGGAGCAGCATCACCATGACCCAACCGAGGTCGATGCGCGTTGAGGAGTTCGACGTGTGGCGCGCCGGCTACGCGGGTGCCACCGTCGAAATCTACCAAGCCGGCACGTCCGTCCTGGCGCCGGTATTCAGCGACCCGCTTCTGACGACGCCCGCGCCCAATCCCCAGCAACTTCGGTCGTTCACTGACGCAAACGGCGTCACCTACGGGCGGTGGGTCGTCCCGATCTACGTCGGGGTGCCCTACACGCTGACGATCAACGGCGAAGGATCGAGCGGCATCCAGCGCCTTCCGCTCTACGATCTCGCCAACGCGGATGCGTCTCTGGCAACCGTGCAAGGAGCACGGCCGGGGGCGGTCCCGCGAACGCTGCGCGCCATCGTGGACGACACCATCCCGGTTCGGGCTTTTGGCGCCTTGAGCGCCAGCGCCACCAGCAACACCACCATCATCACCGCAGCTCTGGGAGCAGCAGCCGCACGCGGCGGCGGCGTGGTCCTGCTGCCAGAGGGTTCGCACCCGATCAATGCGCTGACGCTGGGTGCCAATGTCCGGCTGAAGGGCGAAGGGCGAGGCGTCACCACGCTGCGCTCGCCGCTGGGGCAGCAGATCATCACCTTGGCAGGAGCGGGCGCGGGCCTCGCCGGGCTGACGCTGGACGGGCAGAGCGCGAACCCGGCGAGCATCGGCGTTCTAAGCGTGGGGCAAGACGACATCAGCTTCGATGACGTGGAGGTGAGGTCGTTCGAGACGGGCGTGATACTGCGCGGCGGCCGCAGTGTGCGGGCAAGCGGCTTCGTCGTGGCCGCATGCCAGCGGGGCGTGCGGTTGCGCGGCGATACAAACGTCGATGGCGCGGGCGCACCTCTGCGCGATTTCGCCTGGCGGGGCGGTTCGGTCACAGCCTGCACCCTCGCAGGCGTCATCGCCGAGGTCATCGACGCCGAAGTTCATGGCGTGCTGTTCGACAATGTGAGGTTCGAGGCGAACTCCGGCACGGCCCTACATCTCATCGGCGCGCGGATGGTAAGCCTTCGCGCGGGGACGTTTCTCCAGAACATCGTCAACCTTCAGGTCGAGGACGCGACCACCCCCGCCTACGCCGCTATCAACACGGTGCGGGGCGTGCTGGTGCAGAGCACATCGTTCAACACGGGCGAGATCCGCTGCAACGGGGCCTGCGAAAGCGTCGCGTTTGATGGGTGCGACTTCCGGGGCGCCGCCTGGGTGGCGTCCGTGCCGCAGAACCACATCGTCATCCGCAACTGCGGGGAGGACGCCGGCACCGGACAGACGGGCGTCGTGGAGCGGCTGATGCGCCAGCGCGAAACGCGCGGCGGGCAGTTCCGCGGCACCAGTACCGATGCTTCCTTCATCACCCTGTTCCAGTTTGAACTCGATCCCGGCGAGGTGGTGCGGATCAGCGCCTCGGTTGTCGGACGCCGGATGAACGGAACGGCGCTTGCGTCCTACGCGGCCGACGGGATTTTTTCGCGGCCAGGCGCGGAACTGAGTTTCATCAGCGCGAGCACCACGCTCACCGCCGGCACCTTCGTCACGGGCGCAACCTCGGGCGCCACCGCGCGCTGCGTCAATGTGGTGCAGACCAACACCACCGGCACGCTGACGTTGCGCGATGTGGTCGGCACCTTCCAGGCCGGGGAGACGCTGATCTTTTCGGGCGGCAACACGGCCGTCGCCGCCGCCGGGTTGGTGGTCGCCAACGCCACGATCGCCACAGGCTCGCCGACGGCCATCGGCTCAACATTCGAGGACGTGGCCGCCTACGACATGACGATGGACGTAACAGGCGCGCTGGCGCGCGTGCGCGTGCGCGGCGAAGTTGGCCACACGGTGGAGTGGATTGGCGACATTCGGCTGGTCATTGGCGGGCGGGCACTCTGATGGCGCAATGGGCAAACTTCCCATGGGACCAGGCGGTGTTTTCCAACGCCGACGAAACCATCCTGCGCGGCGCGCCGGCCGCTGCGGAAAACGTCTACGCCAACGCGGCAGGAGGGTTCTCCCGCTTTCCGGGCCTGCGGCCATTCGCGCTGCTGCCCGGCCAGGGGCGCGTCACGCTCAAGCGGTACCGGGACGATCTGGTGGCGGCATGCGAGACGGGGCAGGTCTTTGTCGTTGACCGGAAAGGCGAGGCGACCAATGTGACGGGCACGCCCATTTCGGTCGGGGAGCGCCCGATCTTCGCTGAGACGGAAGAAGCCCTGATCATCGCGGCCGGCGGGCCGCTCGTGCGCCTCTCCAGCGGGCGCACAACGCTGCTTTCGGCGGCGGCCCCCTTGTCCACACACGTCGCCTACCTTGATGGATATTTGATCGCACCAGAGAGGTTCACAGGCCGCTTCCGCCACAGCAATGTGGGCGAGCCCACGGTATGGGAAGATCTGTCGGTGTTCACCGCAGAAGGGAAGCCCGACCCGGTTCTGGCGTGCGTCGTAACGCCTTTCCGCGAGCTTTTGCTGGCGGGTCCGGAAAGCATTGAACAGTGGGAGACACTGGCGGGCGGCGAAGGACCCTTCTTCCGGCGCTGGACGAACGGCGAGGGCATCGCGCATCCCTACACGCTGGTCACGGACACCACCGGCACCTACGGCGTAAACCTTCGCGCCGAGTTCACGAGGTTCCAGGCGCAGGTGAGCCGCGAAGCATCCGAGCGCATCGCCCTCTCGCTGCAAGCGATCGACGACTGGACCGGGGCCTGGGCGGCATCGCTGGCGATCAAGGGGCAGCGGTTTATCATCCTGCAGGCGCCGAACGCCTGGAGCGAAAGCCACGGCTGCCGCGGGGTCACGTTCCTGCTCGATTACAGGGCTCAGCGGTGGTCGATGCTATGGGGGTACGATCCCGCCACCGGCAATGCCGCGCGCTGGCCGGGATGGTCAATCGAGTCCTGCTGGGGCCGCACCTACGTCGGCTACGACGGCGGGATTGCAGAGCTGGCGCTCGACGCCTACGACAACCTTTCCCAGCCCATGCGCTGCGTTCTGCGTTCGGCGCACGTCGATGAGTTCGGGCCGTCGCGCATTGATGATGTGCGCGTGCGACTGCGACGCGGCGTGGGCGACTATGGCGCGCGCGAGCCACGGTTTTCGCTGCGGATGCGGCGAGACAATCACGACTGGACGGATTGGGTATGGCGGTCCATGGGCGCGCCCGGTGAGAACGTCCTAGTGGACCGGCTGGGCGGAATGGGTATCGCCAACACCTGGCAGATGGAGATTGCCTGCAGCGATCCAGTTCCCTTTGAGTTCACCCGCGCGCAGATCCTTGTGGAGCGCATGGGATGGTGAGCCAGGGAAAGAACACGCTGCGGCCCCCGCCAAGGCTGACGGGCGAGGCCACGCGTGACATTCGAGACATCCACGCGGCGCTTTTCGACCTCTATCGCGTGCTGGCCATTGAGGAGCGCGTGCTGACGCGCCTCGCCGCTGCGGAGGCACGGCTGGCGACCATCGCGCAGGTGGCGGTTCCGCTCACGGCCTCGCCCAGCTACAGCCAAGCCGAAGCGCAAGCGGTGCTCGCGAGCATCCTCGATATCGTTCAGGCGGCAGGAGCCGACACGCCATGATTCCGAACCCCTACAACGACGGCGAGCAACCCATCAGCGCCATGCGGCGGCCCTACGGCGCAGAGCAGACGCTCGACAAGATGCCGCCCTTGGGCAGCGGGGCACCGCCAGGGGCGGCGGCCTTGCAGCGTCTCGACCAACTTCCGCCCGAAATGCGGGCGGCAGTGGTCAGCGTCCTGGGCAGCGACCCCATGGTGGCAAGCGCCCTGCTTGCGGTTTTGGGTGACGAGTTCGCCAAACTGGTGCAGCGTTCGATGGCCGAGTACGCGCAGATGCAGGCGGAGTCGATGCCGCCGGCTGGCCCGTCCGGCGCTTCGGGCGGGGCGGCGGCGATCCAGGCCCCGAGGGGAGTCTAGCTCATGCTGGGTGCGATCATCTCCGGCGTTTCGTCCATCGCAGGCGCCGCGCTTGGCGCGCGCGCCAACAAGAAAGCCGCGCGCAAAGCAGGCCAGGCCGCCTACGCTGCGGCCAACGAGCGCAACAGCGGCATCCAGCAGGCGGCCGACACCACGAGCGCGGCGATCATGGAAGCCGCAAACCAACGCATCAGCGGCGTGCAGCGCGGCACGGACGAATACCTTCAGTACCAGGATTGGGCGCGCAGCGAATACCGGAACGGGCTTGAGCGCGGCATCGCAGCCATCCGGCAGGGGACGCAGCGCCTGGAGGAACTTACCGCCGAAGCGCGCAACGCGCCGGCGGAGTTTTCCAACCAGTACTATCGCCTGGGCCTGACGCCGAACCAGACCATCGCGCGCGATGATCTGCTGCGGCGCAGCCGCCAGAGCATCGCCGCATCCGGTCTGCGCGGCGCCGGCCGCGCGGGCGCGGCCGCCATTCTCGACGCAGATCGGCGCTTTCTGGCGCAGGCGGCGGAAAACAACACCATGCTGAACCGGCAGCAGGAGGCGCAGAACATCGGCTACCGGCAGCAGGCGGCCTTGCGTCGCGACAACGCCAACCTGACGCTGGGCAATGCGACGCGCCAGGACGCGGCGCAGCAGGCCAACCTTCAACAGTGGGCCAGCGGGAACATCGCAAACAACCTGTCGCAGAGCGGCCAGATGGCAGGGCGTGGCGCGGAAATGATCGGGCGCTTGCGCGGGGAGGCGATCGAGGGCGTCGGCTCGGTGCGGGGCGCGGCCCAGCAGCAGACGAGCAACAACCGCGCCAGCGCCATGGAGGTTGCGGGGGGAGCCAACACCAACGCGTCCCAAGCCAATGCGGCGCTGTGGGGCAACACCATCGGCAACATCGCGGCAGTGGGCCGCGCGATGGCAGACCGATGGAGCCAGGATGTGTGAGCCATGAGCGGAGCCATGTTCATCACGCAGAACCCGGTTCTCGGCGGCTACGAGCGCATGAGTTCCATGCTTGAGGAGCAGCGCCGGATTGAGGAAGCCCGCGCGGTGGACGCCGCCATCCGCCGCGGGCTGCGCCGAATGGAGAAGAGCCGCCAAGGCGCCAGCGCCGCAGACGGAATCGCGCCGCTGGGAGGCGTGGCGCAAGCGGCGGCGGCTGCGCCACCCGTGACGACAGAGCCGGGGGCGGAGGTTGCCGCGCCCGAAGCGGCGCCGGCGAGCCCCGAGTGGCCGGACGAGGTTGTGCTGACGAGTGACACCCAGCCGGCGCAGATCCCGCCGGGCCGGCGCGGCTCGACTCCGGCCATGCGAGATCTCACGGAGAGCATCGCCCGGCAGCGCCGGGCCTTGCTGGACGACCCCAATCTGACCCCCGAGGAACTTGACGCGCGGTTGCGCGAACTTGGGCAGAGGTTCATGGTCGAGGCCCCGCGCCGCGCCGCCATGGATGACGGCGGCGTGAGCAACCCCGCCCATGTGCGGTCTGGCGCCGCGCAGGTTCTTCCCCGCCCGCAACCCGGCGCGCCGCCGCCTAGCGCGCCGCCGCCTAGCGCGCAGCCTTCTCGCGCCGCCCTCCGGCCGGCGCTCGCCTCGCCCAGCGGCAACGACTTCGCCCCGCTGCTGCAGGAACTAGCGGCGGTGCCAGGCGGCGGTGCGGCCGCCATGCAAATCATGCTCCGCGGCCAAGCCGCCGAGCGCGAGCGCGTGCGCCAAATCGAGCGGGCGGAGACACTGGCGCTGCAAGCGTTGGGCCGCGGCGACATGCAGACGTTTCATCACTTCGCACCCCGCGCGGGCATCCAGCTTCCGCCCGAGGTGATCGCCAACGCCGAAGCGCGCGCGCGGCTCGCGGCGGCGGGCTTGCTCGCCCAGCGGCACTACCGCGGCAACGAGGAGCAGGCGCAGCGGTTCATCGAAACCTACATGCGGACGGGCAACGTGCTGGAGGCGCTGCGCGCGGCCGGCGCCCCGCAACAGCGCGACGCGCTATGGTCGCCTCAATGGGTGCAGCGCGACGGGAAGGAAATCCTTGAGTTCTTCAACCCGCGAAATCCCAGTGAGCGCATCACACCATTGGGACCAGATGGCCAGCCAATCCAGCGCGCTCCCCAAGGCGGCAACCAGACTACGCGCTACGAGCGCATCATCGTTCAGACGCCGGAAGGCCCGGCCTACGGCGTGCGGGACCGGCAGAACCCCGACGCTCCGGTGCAGATCTTGCGGGACGCAGATGGCAACGTCGTTCGGCCAGCGCCGACCGGCGCTTCGGGCGGGCGCATGATGGACCGCCAGTTGCGGCTGCAGATGCTCCGCGAAGCCGGCGTGCCGGAACAGGAAGCCAACGCGATCGCCGCAGGCATGCGGCCAACCCCCCAGGCGATCGTCCAGGCGTTTACGCGGCTCATGGCCATCGCCGCGCAGAACATCGACCTCGACACGCCAGAGCGGCAGCAGGCTTGGGTGAGGCGCACGATGGAGGCATTGTTCGGGCCGGGATGGGACGCGCTGCTGCGCAGCGGCGGCGGCGCCTTGCCAGCGGCACCAGCCGCGCCCGCGCTACCTCCGGCACCGCAGGACGGCGGCCCCGGCGCTCCGGCAGGGGGCGCCGGCGCCATTCAGCCACGACCACCCGCGCCGCCAGCGCCGCCGAGCGCCGCGCCGCCAGCGCCGCCGAGCGCCGCGCCGCCAGCGCCGCCGAGCGCCGCGCCGCCAACGGCGCCGAGCGCCGCGCCGCCAACGGCGCCGAGCGCCGCGCCGCCAACGGCGCCTACGGCGCCTTCCGCGCCGCCGGGGCCTGCTGCGCGCCCGCCCATCCCAAGCAGGCCGCTGGGCGTTCCGCCGGGCAGCGCATGGAACCCCGCGCGGCAACAGTGGCGCGATCCCGCCGGCAACCTTTACGACGCCTTCGGCGAGCCGATTCGGATTTGACCCATGGCCAGCATCGCTTCGATCTCTCTGCCCGGCCCCGCTTCGGCGGGCAGCGCCAACGCCCCGGATGAGTGGCTTCTGCCCGACGAGCCGCCCGCGCCCCGCGGCCGCATCGGCGGCGTCGGTGGTGCGGCCGTCATTGGCTTGCAGCGCCAACTCGGGCCGTTGCCCGGCGGGCACATCGAGCCGCCAGCCCCCGCGCCGCTGCAGTTCCGCCCGCCGGCCCCGGCGCCTGAGCCGCCGCCGGTGGTCGAACCGGCGGAGCCATCGCAACCGTCGGCAGGCGAGCGCCGCTACGAGGAAATGGGCACGCTGGGCAGGATGGGCGAGCAGCTCCGCTCAGGCGTTGAGACGCTGCGCCAAGGCTTCGGGTCCATGCGCCTCAACTTGGCCGTGCAGCGATTGCAGGAACTAGATCAGATCGACGCCGCCGGCGACGACTTTGCGAGATTGCCGCCGCGCCTGCAACGCTACGCCGGCAGCGCCATGGCAGAGGAGCGGCAGCGCCAGCGGGCCGCGGCAGAGGCCCAGCTCGCGGAGGCGCTTGGCGGCATCCTGGCGTCGCAAGCGCGCCAGCGCGATCTCGCGTCCAACCCTCGCGCGCGCGCTCTTGTGGAAGCGGCCAACGCCGGCAGGTGGGGTGAGGTGTGGTCGCTGCTGCGCGAGGATCCGGCTGGCATCATCCAACAATTCGCGGTGGAAAGCGCCCCGTCGTCGCTGCTCTCCCTCGGGCCGGCAGCGGCCGGCGCCGTCATCGGCGGACGCGGCTTGGCGGCGGTCGGTGGTGGCATCGGCGGGTTCATGGCTGAAGCTGGGCCAAGGCTGGTGGAGGGGCTGGGCGAGGCTATGCGGCGCGCGGGCGTGGACACGTCCAACCAGGAGGCCGTCAGCGCATGGATGCGCGCCAACCCGCAGGCCCTTGAGATCGCGCAGCAAGAGGCTGGCCGTGGCGCCCTTGGGCCAGCAATCGCGGATGCTGTGACGCTCGGCCTCGGCATGGGCCTCCGCCCCGGCGCTGGCGCCATCCGCAACACCGGCCGGGTGGCCGGCAACGTGGGCGTCGAGATTGCGTCCGAGGCGGCGGGCGAGGCGCTAGGCCAGGTGTTCGAGAGCGGCAAGGTCGAGAAGCCCGGCGAGGTGTTGGCGGGCGGGCTTGGCGCGGCCCCGCAGGCGGCTGGCTCCACGGCTGTCGGCACGATCATCGAGCTTCGGAACGGCGCTTCAAGCGCAGCGCCTTCCAGCCCAGGGGCGGAGGCGACGGGCGCCTCGCCAGCGGGCGCGCCGACGCCCGGCATGGTCATCGACGGCCAAGCCGAGGAAGTGCCTTCCCCGCCCCCTCCCGCGCCCCCGCCGCCGCCCCCTCCCGCGCCCCCGCCGCCGCCCCCTCCCGCGCCCCCGCCGCCGCCTCCTCCCGCGCCCCCTCCCGCGCCCCCGCCGCCGACCCCTCCCGCGCCCCCGCCGCCGCCTCCTCCCGCGCCCCCTCCCGCGCCCCCGCCGCCGACCCCCAACACAGGCCGCCAATCGCTTGAGCAGGCGCTAGCCGACGCCCGCCCCGTGCCGCAGCGCATGGAGGAGGAGCGCGAGGCGCGCGAAGAAGCGGCGCGCCGAGCCTCCCGCATTGCCGAGATCCAGAACGCGCTTCCGCAGGGCTGGACCGTGGTGGACGAGGACGGGCTGATCAGCGTGCTCGACCCCAACGGCGACTGGCTGCAGCAGTTCGACGCGCCCCCGCGCGACATGGAGGGCCTGCGGACCCTGCTGGACGAGGTGGAGGAGGCGAACCAGCGCGGCATCCGCGAAGGGCTCTACCCCTCGCCCGGCGCGCCCGGCCGAGCCGGGGATTTGCAGGAAGGTCCGGGTGACGCGCCCCAAGCAACCAGTAGCCCGACGGAGCTGGCCCCCGAACTGGTCGAGCGCTTGCGCGCCGTGCGGCAGGGCTATGTCGAGTTGGCCGACGATCGCGCGGGCCTCATCGACGACCTTCTGCAGCAGCGGCCGGACTATGCGGGCAATCCGCCCTTGCAGATCACGCCCGAGGTGGTGGAGGAGTACGAAGCGGAACTGGAAGCGGCGCGCGCCGAGGAGCTTAGGTCGCGGGCGCGCCAGCGGCGCGACCGGACCATCCGCACCATGGTCCCCGGCTCGCCTCAGCAGCAGCGCAACCAGGCTGCGGCCTTGGTCCGCCGCGTGCGCCAGGTGGCAGATGGCTACCGGCAGATGGGCGACGCGGCCATGTCACGCAGCGTGCGCCGCATCGCCTCTGGAGCGGCCGATGGCGGCGAGCTGACGCAGGCGCAAGTCGAGGCGCTGGAGGAGGCGCTGGAGAAGGCGCGGGAAAACGCGCAGCAGCGCGATACAGCGCAGCCGGCGGGGCCTGCACTCCAGGACACACCGGGCGCCTCTGCGCCGCTCGCCAGCACACCCCAAGAGGCGATGCGCCTTCTGCGGGAAAACCCGTTCCGGCATATCCGCCTGCCGAATGGTGGCTACGTCCGGGTTTCCCGCGCACGCGAGGGGATCTTCCTCGAAGCCTCCGATGGCAACACGACCATCTCGCATGACGATCTCGCCGGCAGCAAGATCAACATGTTGAACCTGGAAGAAGCGGCCCGCAACGCGCTGGACCGGCTGAACTTCGCGCCCGCAGCCAAGCCCACACTGGCGGCACCGCCCGCAGACGAGGCCGCAGCCCCCGCCCCGTCACAAGCCCCGGCCCCCAATGTCACAACTCCGGCGCCCACCGCAGGCCCGGCAACGGGTTCCGGGGCGGCAAATGTCACACCCCCCTCTCCCACCGGCACGCCTCGCTCCGCGCCGACCTCCGATCTTCAGGCCCGCAAGGCGGCGGCCAAGGCCAAGTTCGCCGCCGCCCTCCGCGCCCAGGGCCAGCGCCTCAACGCGGGCATCGACCCGGCAGTGCTCGCGGCCGGCATCGAGCTTGGCGCCATCTACATCGAGGAGGGCCTGGTCAAGTTCCGCGAGTGGGCTCGCGCCGTGCTGAAAGATGCCATCGAGATGGGCCTCGACCCCGAGGCGGTGAAGCCCGTCCTGAAGCCGGTTTACCTTGCCACCAGCGCCGAAGTGCCAGACGATCTTGCGGAACAGATGGACGATCGGGCAACTGTCCGCAGCTTCGACCTCGACACGCTCGACCAACCCGAAGGAGACACCAATGCTGACAGAACGGGAGGTTCTGACGCTCCGCGCGGAGGAACGCCGACGCCGCCGGGATCCCGAACTGATGCACAATCTGGAGATGCACAGGCGGATCCTACGATCGTGGGAGATGGAGCGCCCCGCGATGTGGAAGCGCCTGAAGGCGCAGAACTTGACGGAGACGATGGCGTTCCTGGCACAGCAGCGGATGTGGGAGGAACAGGACCGGCTGATGAAGGGGGGGATGCCTCTGACGGACGCCCGAGAGATGGCGGAACGGGAGCACCTGCTGCTGGGGCCGGAACCGGAGCCAGAGGAGCCATGGCCTCCGGCGGAAGCGGACCCGTTGGCGGAACCACCGGAAGCGTAAAAACGCCCGCGCCGGGCAGCCCCTCGGCGGGCGATTTTCATATCGCGGATCCTGCGGCCCTGTTGGGCGGCGGACCCGTCGCGCGGTTCAACCGGAACCGGACGGCGATCGAGACGCTGAACGCCATCCGAGACAGTGACCGCCCCGCCACGCGCGAGGAGCAGGCGAAGCTGGCCGGCTACACCGGCTGGGGGTCCTTCGGGCAGGATTTGTTCAAGGGCACATGGGAGCGCCCCGACCCGCGCCCCGGGTGGGAGGAGCGCGACCGCTGGCTCCGCGAGCATCTGGGCAAGGAGGCGTGGCTGTCTGCCCAGGCCAGCATCCTGAACGCGCATTACACGGACCCGCCGGTGGTGCTGGCCATGTGGGACATGGTGCGCCGCGCAGGCTTTGAAGGCGGGCGCGTGCTGGAACCCTCGATGGGCACCGGCAACTTCTTCTCGCTGATGCCGCTGGACCTGAAGGCACGCAGCGACCTGACGGGCATCGAGCTCGACACCACCACGGCCGCGATCGCCAAGCTGCTGTTCCCGGATTCCAACATCCAGCAGATGCGCTATCAGGACAGCCGCACGCCGGATGGCTTCTATGACTTGGTGATCGGCAACTGGCCCTTTTCCGGGCAGACGGTGCCAGATCGGCGGCATGGGAAGCTGAAGCCCACGCTGCACGACTTCTTCTTCCTCAAGGCGCTGGATCAGGTGCGTGCTGGGGGCCTCGTCATCGGCATCACCAGCAATGGCACCATGGACAAGGAGAGCACGCGGGTTCGCGCCCACTTGGCGCGCAACGCCGAACTGGTGGCGGCATTTCGCCTGCCGACAGGGGCCTTTGAAGGCTATGCCGGAACGGCGGTGGTCACGGACATCGTGATGCTGAAGAAGCGCGCCACGCCGCTGCTGGAGACGCCCGATGAAGCCTGGGTGAAGGCTTCCATGGTGCCGACGCCGGCGGGTCCCGAAGTGCGGCTGAACGGCTACTTCCAGCAGAACCCGGATCGGGTGCTGGGCACGGTGAACTACGGCAGCGGCACGACGCGCGGCTCGCCCGGGCTGATTGTGGACCGCCCCGACAACCTGATGGAGAGGCTGACGGCGGCGGTGGCCCTGGTCCCGGAAGGGGTCTATGAGCGCGAGCGCGTCAACAATCGCATCTCCTACATCACGAACCACACCGACGATCGGGAGGGCGCGCTGGTGTTCCAGGGCGATGTCCCGTTCATCGTTCGCGGCGAGCACCTCGCCCCGGCCGATCAGGTGCATCGCTATGAGGTGAAGGACGCAAAGCAGACGGCGGCGCGCGTCGCGCAGATGCGCGAGCTGGTCGCCATGCGCCGCGCGTACGCCGAACTCATCACCAAGGAGCGGGCCGGCGAGGACGCCGAGGCGGCGCGGGCGGCGCTACGCAGCCTGTTCACCGCCTACGAGAAAGCGCACGGCAAGCTGCTCGACTCCTTCGGGATGCGCTACCTCGCCAAGATCGGAGATCCGTTCTTCCCAGCCCTGGCCGCTCTGGTGCAGAAAGACGGGACGCCGGCGGCGATCCTCTTCCGCTCCACGATGCGGGGGAAGCGCCGGCTGGAGAACCCTAGCATCATTGACGCCTTCGTGGTGGCGCGGCAGCAGAGCGTCCGTCCCACGCTGCGCGAGGTTGCCGCGCTGACTGGCAAGACGACGGACGAGGTGAAGGCCGCGCTCATCGAGGCCGGCGCGGTGTTCGAGACGGTGGATGGCGATGTGGAGCCGGCCGACCTCTACCTCGCCGGCAATGTCCGCATGAAACTGCGCCAGGCGATGGCGGCGGTGGCGGCGGGCCAGAACCATTTGCAGCGCAATGTGGACGCCCTGAAGGCGGTGCAGCCCAAGGACGTGCCGTATTACGACATCGAGGTGCAGTTCGGCGCGACCTGGGTGCCTGAGGCCGTTTATGAAGAATATGTCGCCCACATGCTGAATCGCCAAAATACCGACGGCATCAGCATCCGGTTCACGCTCGGGCGCTGGAAGGCCCGCCTCACTGACCTCAATGGATTGGCGGCCGCCCGCAGCGGCTTCGGCATGGACGACCGGCGCGTGCCGTTCTCGCGGCTGCTGCAAGCCGCCCTGTCCAACCAGACCTTCAAGGTCATGGCGCGCGATCCCATCACTGGCACCGACTATCTCGATCAGAACGCCACAAAGCAGGCGACCGAGCGCATTGCCATGATCCGGTCGTCCTTCGCGGAGTGGCTGTGGAAGGATCCTGAGCGGCGCGTCACCTTGGAGGAAGCCTATAACGAGGCGCGCAACTCGCACGCCACGCCGAAATACGATGGCTCCTTCATGGCCTTCGAGGGCATGGCGCTCTCCATCGGCCGCGGCCCCTTCCAGCTTCGGGAGCATCAGGTCAACGCGATCTGGCGTGCGATCGTCAACCGGAAGTCGATCAACGCCCATGAAGTGGGCACCGGCAAGACCTTCACCATGGGCGGCATCGCCGTGGAAAGCCGGCGCTATGGCATTGCCAAGAAGCCGCTGATCCTGGCGCACAACGCCAACAGCAAGGCGGTGGCGACCGAGATCCAAGCCATGTACCCGGCGGCCAAGGTTCTCTACATCGACAACCTTGCGCCATCCGATATTGACGTGCAGCTTCGCCGCATCGCCAATGACGATTGGGATGCGGTCGTTCTGCCTCATTCGCAGATCGGCCGCCTTGCGCTCTCGCGCGAAACGCTGCTGGCCATCGCGGCCGAGGAGATCGCGGCGCTGGAAGAGGCGGCGATTGAGGCCGCGAAGGAGGACAACAGCGCCCTGACCGTCCAGCAGATGGACGCCATTCGGAATGGCGACAAAAAAGCCGCCGGCCGGCTGCGCTCGCTCACGGCGAAGGATCTGGTGCGCGCCCGCAACGCGGTGCTGGACAAGATCGACGCCCTCGCCCAGCGCGCCAGCCGCGACAAGGCCGTGCAGTTCGAGAACCTGGGGATCGACATGATCCTCGTGGACGAGGCGCACGAGTTCAAGAAGCCGCCGATTGTCACCGGCATGCGGATGAAGGGGTTGCAGACAGCGACATCGAATATGTCGATCGCGCTCAACTTCCTCACAAGCTACGTCCGGCGGCAGAACAACGGCAACAACATCCACACCTTCACCGGGACGCCAATCACCAACACGCTGGTCGAGATCTTCCACCAGATGCGTTACATCATGCTGGAGGAGATGAAGGAGGCGGGCGTCGATACCTGGGACGCTTGGTTCGCCAGTTTCGCCCGCGAAGTGCAGGACGTTGAACTCTCGGCGGCGGGCGAATATGAGCCGATCACGCGCCTCGCGGCCTTCATCAATGTGCCCGAGCTTCGCCGCTTGGTCGGGCGATATCTGGACATCGTGTTCGCGGACCAAATGCCCGAGATGCAGCCGCGCCGGTCCAAAAGCGGCAAGACGATGGCCGACATTGCGGCCATCGAGTCCGCGCTGACGCAGGCGGCAGAGGGGCGCGCGCAGAAGGTGCGGCGCGTCATGCCCGAGGAACCCCGCGAAGCGAGGGCATTCATCCGCGAGGCGGTGTACGGCAACGACAAAGGCGCGCTGGAATGGTTCGCGGCGCAGCTGGCCGACGCCGACATAGTGAGCGCCGAGTGGCGGCAAGTGCAAGGGCTGGTCAACTCGGCCTTGGCGCTGTTCCGAGACCGGACGCGGAACCTGCCGGCGCGCCTAAAGGCGCTGGAGCGCGAGCGCGTCGAACTGGAAAACGGCCGCACCGAGGACGCCACCGACCGCCCCTACAAGAAGGTCATCAACGTCACCTCCGAGATGACGGAAGGGCAGGTGGCCATCTTCGAGCGGTTGCAGACCGACGCGAGGCTCTTCCGCGACGCGACCGGCCGAGAGCGTTTCGAGATGCTGCGCGAGGGCCACCCGGCGAGCCCCATCATCGTGGAGAGCGGGGCCAACCTCGCCAGTTTTGATGAGCGCATGTACGACCGCAACCGCTTGCGCGACAGCCCGCTCGCCGGCCAGGAGGGCACCGCCCCCTTGGACCCGCGCAGCAAGGTCGCCCAAGTGGTCAAAAACGTCATGGAGATCTACCGCTCCGACGACCGCGCCAATCAGGTGATCTTCGCCGACCAGGGCTACAACACGACCGCACAGCGGGAGATCCCCGGGACGGACCCAAAGCAGACGGCCAAAGTCAAGACGTTCTCCGCCATCCTTGATCTGGTGGAGCGATTGGTGCAGGCGGGCATTCCGCGCGAGCAGATCGCCCTAGTCACCGGGGGGACCAGCGCGGAGAGGAAGTTCGAGATCGCGCAAGACATGAACGAGGGCCGCCTGCGGGTGGTCATCGGCCGATCCGACACGCTGGGCGTCGGCGTCAACATGCAGCGCAACCTGCGGGCCATGCACCACATGGACGCTCCCTACATGCCTGGCGACCTTGAGCAGAGGAACGGGCGCGGCTGGCGACAGGGCAACCAGTGGAACACGGTGCTTGAGTATCGCTACATCACCGACCGCTTGGACGGGCGGCGGTGGCAGATCCTTGCCATCAAGCAGCGATTCATCCTCGCCTTCCTGCGCGACAACCAGGCGGGCCGCATGATCGAGGGCGAAGCGGCGTCGGATGCTCCCTCCGACTTCCTCGAAAGTTTTGCGGAAGCGGCAGGCGACCCCCGCTCGCTGATCCGCGAGCAGATGCGGCGCAAGCTGGCGATGTTGAACCAAGCCGAGCGCATGCACGGCCAGGCGATTGCCGACTCGCGCCGCATGCTGACCGAGAAGTTGTCGGAGAAGAAGCGCATCACGGAGTGGCTGGAGAATGCCACAAAGAAGGATGGCCCGCTCGCTGCAACGACCGCGTTGCTTGAGCGCATCCGCGGCGATGGCTTCACGGCGACCATCGGCGGCAAGAAGGTGACGCATCGCGCCGGCGCCAAGGCGGCGCTCGAAAGCATTGCGGCCGACATGCGCCAAGGCGACACCGACCGCCCTGTGGGCGAGATCGGCGGCGTCAAGGTCAGCATGTCTTGGCCGCGGCTCGCGACCGCACCGCAGTTGCGGATGACCCTCGGCGGGCATGACTTCGACGGCCCAAGTGTCGCCAGCCTGGAAGCCCAGATGCGCGGGTTCCTGGACCGCCCCGCCCAGATGCGCAAGAAGGCTGCGGAGGTGGACGCCGAAATCGAACGCTTGCGCGAGGTGGTGAGCGCGCCGTTCAGCCGTGCGGCGCAGTTGAAGCAGGCAAAGCAAGCCCTGGCGGATCTGGAGGCGGATCTGGCGGCCAACCCTGTCGCACCGCCCGGCTGGCTCCGCATCGGCACGCCACGCGACAGCACGGTGTTCTGGCGCGGCAAGCCATTCACTGTGACGGGCCACCGATGGACCCGCGACGGATGGTTCGTTCTGGCCGAAGATGAGCGCGGCAGCGTCGTGATCCCCTACATGGAGGCCACCGATCAGCAGGGCATCCCGGCCTACGAGGAGCGGCCGTTCACGCCCCCTGTGGTGGTGGACAGGCGCGCTCAAGGCCAGCAGGGCGGCGCCATCAATCTCGACGCGCCGGACGACGCGGAGGGAATGGCGCCGAGCCTAAGTGAGCCCCAAGGCGGGGACAGGGTGGTGGATTTGCCCGCGCCAGAACGTATCCTTCCGGCTGCTCTGGACGCGCTGCGCCAAGTGCTTCGGACGATCGCCGGCCCCGAGGTGGATTTGGACCAAGCAGGCGAAATGAATTTGAGCGGCTCGCTTGCCCGCGCCCACGCCGTAATCGCTGGCCCTCTGGTCCGGCTGGCTTTTGCGCTGGAGGCACAGCGGGCTCCGTGGGCTGTGCGGCACGAGGCCATCCATGCGCTCAGAAACATGGGGCGCATCACGGATGCCGAGTGGGCAATCTTGACGGAGGCTGCGGAGCGCGAAGGCTGGGCCAAGCGGTTCAACATCGCGAAGCGATACGAAAGGGTTTTCGGGTCCAGGAACGACGCCGCCGACCGCATGGCGGAGGAAGCGGTGGCCGAGGCATTCGCAGAATGGGCGACGGGCAACGCGCCTCAAATCAGCGGGCCGGTCGCTCGCATCTTCCAAAAGATCCGGCGGTTCCTTGTGCGGTTGCGCAACGCCATGCGCAACCGCGGCTTCCGCGACGAGAGCGACATTTTCCAGTCCATCGCGGCGGGTGAAATGGGGCGGCGGCCGATGGGCGAGCGGCGGGGCGTCACGTCCATGCGCGAAGCCTCCGCCCAACTGGATAAGGCCATCGGCCGCACGGTCGCGGACACGGCGCCTGCAGATGCTAGCGCGGGCGAGGCGCTGGACGAGCTATTCGCCTCCCTGCCCGCAGCCGCCCGCACGGCTGTCAAGAAGGCATCGACGGCGCTGCGCGAGGAACGCCTGGGCGTGGTGCTACGGCTGTGGAAGGGGACGCCGCTCCCCTCGGGCGTCGAGGTTAAGGAGCGCGCGGCCGCGCGCGACATCCTGCCGGTGCTGTCCCGCTTCCGCCTGCCGACGCGCATGTTTGCGCGCGTGCCCGCGCTGGCCGAGTTGGTGCAGCGCGGCGTGGCGGCCGAGCGGCGGATGGCGCGGTGGTCGCGCACCATGAACGACCAACTCGACGCCATCCTGGGCGAACTCGAAAAGGCCCGCGGCAGCCGCGAGGCTGTCACCTTGGCGCTGCTGGACGCCGACGCGCAGGGCATCAAGATCGAGGATCCGAAGATCGCGCAACAGCACTTCGCCCACCACGGCCTGTCGGCAGCCGAGGCCAAGGCGGCGGCGGCGATCAACACAATGCTGGTGAAGGCCGCGCGCCTGGTGGACCAGCATCGGCGGGCGATGATGCCGCAGGTGCGGCGCGAGAAGGCGCGCTTGTGGAAGCGCATGAGCGAGCTATTCGACCGTGGGGCCGTCGAGGCGGAGGGCTACGCGAAGAAGTACCGGCGCCGCGCCTACCTCACGCGCCGTATCCGCGAGGGTAAGGGCGACCTCGCCGCCCAAGCGGCGGAGATCGCCAGCCTGAACGCGGACCTGCGCGCCATGCGGATCGCCGACCCCGACAAGCAGGAGCAGATGCGCCGCCTTCAGGAACAGTACGACGAGGCGGAGGCGCGGCTGACGGCGACGAGCGTGCGCCGGAAAGACGGCTACTTCCCGCACAAGTTCTATGGCTCCTGGAGGCTGTTCGTGCTGGGCGAAATCGACGAGGAGACGGGGGAGCGCGCGCGCACCGAAATCACCAGCGACCAGGGATTTTACAACACGCGCGACCAAGCGGTAGCGGCCGCGCGCACTTACCTCGCGCAAAACCCCGGCGCGAGCCTTGTCGTCGAGCCGAAGCTGGTGGCGCTACCGGGCGGGCAGGGAGCCATCCTGTCCAGCGCAGAGTTCATGCGCCTGAAGCGCGGGCTGGAGCGCGAAGCCGGCTTGGAAGGCGAGGAACTGGCGGCCGTGCTGCAGGGCGTGGCGCGCCGTGAGGCGCGGCGCCGGACCTTCCAACCGGGCATGAAGCGCACGGGCGCGGCGGGCTTCTCGCGCGATCTCGAACGGGTGATGCGGACGCACTTCGCTCAGACTGTCCGCTACGTCGAGATGGACAAGATGAAGTTCCATTATGTGTCCGAGATGGAACGCTTGGGCCTCGCGCCTGTCGCGCGATCTACCAAGGTGACGGGGGACGACCCGCGGGCGGAACTTGAGCGCGCCATGCAGGCGTGGTGGCGCGACCTGAACGGCGCGCCGCAGCCTGGCGAGGCCGTCGTGGACCGGCTGATTGCCGCCTTGCCGCTTCCAGGCGCGACGCTGGCAGCGGCGGCGGTCGCCGGTGTGATCGGGACCGGAATCGCCAACCCGGTGGTGGGAGCAATGCTCGCCGCCTACAGCGGCCTGCGCCTCTACCGCGCCGCCGTCAAGAACCCCGACATGACGACGCGGCAGTTCATGGGCGATGTGGCGAGCGACGTGGCACACCTGAAACTCGGGCTGGTGCTGAACCTTGCCTCCGCGACGGTGAACCTCTCGCAGACCGTCATCAACACCTACCCGATCTTGGGCGAGAGGTGGACGGGGGTTGGCTTGGCGCGGGCGATCCCCGCCCTCTGGTCGCTTTCCATCAACGCTGGGCAGCGCGGGCGCATGTCGGGCGATGCCATCCTGCTGGAGCGCGCGGGCATCCGGTCCAACTTTTCGGTGACGGCCGACAGTCCTGCCGCGCTGATCGAGGACAGGACGACGCTGGAGCGCCTGAAGAAGCTGTCCATGCTGGCCTTCCAGTCGGCGGAGCAGATCAACCGCGCGACCGCGTTCCTGGGCGCCTTGGCGCGCGCGGAGGCAAGCGGCAAGCAGCCAGGCCCGGCGTTCCAGGAGGCTGTCGAGGTGCTGGGCCGCACGCAATTTGAAGGCGGTGTCGCCACGCGGCCGGAAATCCTTCGCAGCCACCTGCTGCGCCTGCCGACGCAGTTCAAGAACTTCATGGCGCAGCAGATAGGCTTCGTGATGGGGCTGCGCGGCGCAGAGATCCCACGGTTCCTGGGATCACTGTTCCTGCTCGCCGGGGCGTTCGGCTTGGTGCTGCTGCCAGCCATCACCGAAATGATTGACTGGCTGACCGGGTGGGATCCGCTGAACTGGCTGCGCGATCAGGTCATCCGCGCCGGCGCCGAGGGCGCGCTGGCAGGCACAGCCGCCGATGTACTGGCGCGCGGCCTGCCCGCGCTGTTGGGCATCGACATTTCGGGGCGTGTCGGCATGGGCGTGGGCTTCGTGCCCGAAAGCCCCTCGGACTTGACGGGTCCCTTCATCGGCACGCTGGGCAGGATGAAGCAGCTTGGCGAAAACAACGCCCGCGTGACGGACTACCTGGCCGCGCTGACGCCCGCGGCCAACCCGCTGCGCGTTCTCGAGGCCGCAGCCAACGGCGCCAGCATTTTCTCCGAAGCGTTCTGGACAGGCGGGTTGTTCGGTGACGGCAAGGCGGTGATGCGTCAGCCGACAAAGCGCGGGCAGATCCAATACGCGCCGACGAACGCCGAGTTGGTGGTGCAGGGCATGGGCTTTCGGCCGCTGCGCGCCGCACTCCTGCAGGACGCCCGCCAGGTGGAGGCGGAGCAGCGCCGCGAGCGCCGCCGGGACGTGAACTTCTACCTCGCCGAGATCGTGGACGCGCGCCGCAACATGCCGCACCCGGACCTCCAGACGCCCCATGCCGAAGCCATCCGGGAGCGGCAGCGCGAGCGAATTCGCCGTGCGATTCAAAATGCGCGGGCCGACGGCGTGCGCCTCACCCAGCGCCAGATCAACGAGGCGCTGAAAGCCGCCGACCGGCCCCAGGCTGACCGCGATTTGCAGAACGCGCCGCGCGATCAGCGCCGCGAGATGCGGGAGCGCCAGCGGGCTATCGAGGAGCGGGCGCGGTAGGGCGCTCGCCCGCGTCAAGCCGTGCCTGGGCGCGCGCGTAATGCGTGCGGCAGACCAGCCAAGTGCGCCCATCGGGCATCACCATCGTCACCGTGTCGGTGCTGGTGTGCGTGATGACGGCGCCGAGCGTGATGCCGCGCATGATCTTGTTTTCAAGGGATGGCCATGGTTCGGGCGCGGAAGGCGGCATGCGGAAGCCTTGCTGAGCCGGGGAAGCACCGCCGCCGCCCCCCCCCCCCCCGCCCCCAGCCTCGGCCCGCCGGGCAATCACGCAGCCGGGCTGGATGCAGAGGGGGGATTTGAACCCCCGTCCTCCCGGGTATGAGCCGGGCGCGCTACCGGACTGCGCCACTCTGCGTCACCGCTGCGGCCCGGTTTAGACATCCCGGTCCCACTTCCGCTCAACCCTTGCCGCCGCCAGCGTCCAGGCGGCCTGGCCGTGGTAAACAAGGACTTCGCTCCACCCGGCTCCGGCTGGTGTTACCACCTGCCTTCGGTGCCGCCGCAGCGCCCGCATGGTATCTCAAGCGGCGCTCAATCCGCAAGACGGGCAGAGCCGCTGGCGGAGGGAAGCGTGCGGAACGTGAGGACAACGACTTCGGGGTTGCTGGCCCAGGCGGCGGGGCCGTGCAGCTTGAGCCAAAGGTCGGAGAACGCGGCGACATGGGGCGTCAGCGGATGCCCGCTCAAGTTCTGCGCGCTCGGCGTAACGCCTTCTGCAATTGCGTCGGCCTCCGTCATGTTCCACAGCCGCTCCACCCTCACCGCCTCGACGTGCAGCGTGAGGCGGCTTGCCCAGCGCGGCATGTGAATGGGGGACCGCCAGCGCAGGGCTTGCGGGTCGCCGGGGCATTGCTCCCACCCGGCAGGGTGACTGACGCCGGGCGCCGCGTAGCGGGGGGAGGCCCGGTAATCCACCCAGTCGGCCTCCCCGTGCTGTGCATCGGCCACGGGGCACCA